ATTTCTTAAGTTTGCTTCCCAGTTTACCTGCCTTCATTAGGTTTTTCACCATGCCAAATAGCATGCCTACTACTGCCTTAATACCTTTAAGTGCTGCTATTGGATTGGAAAGTAAAGCAAACCCTGCAAACAAAGGTGCTAATGATAACGCAAACTGCATTACCCCAAAGAATCCTTTCAAACTTAATGGATTCTCTAGAAACTTTATAAGACCATTTGCTGCAGATGTCCCAAGGAAACTAATTACACCAAATGCCCACTTACCTATCGAATACAAACCCTGTGCTAATCGTCTGACTTTTTCTGGATTCTTCAGCAAGAAATCAAATATTGCAAACTTAACTATACCTGTGAATAACCAAGAAGCAATCTTCGAGAATGTCTCAAAGAAACCTCCAAACATTGCCTTAGTTACTGATCCAAGTCTTTCAACAAATTTATTAGATGTTTTCTCTACTGTTGCAGCTTCGTCTCTATTCTCTCTTTGAGTTTCTTTCTTCTTCCTTATTGTTTCTCTATTTCTGTCACGTTTCTCATCCTCATCACGTCTCTTCCTATATCTCTCCTGTATACCTCTCTCTGATATCTGAAAGTCTACAATCTCTTTCATAGTGCCTGCCATCTTATTAGCAACTAATGAAAGAGAGTTTAGTGTGCCACCAAGACTATTGACAGCACTTATATTTGCCTTCAAACCCGATTGTACATCCTTGGTTTCTTTACTCGCACTATTATCCACTCCCTTAAAAGATACCATCTTATAAAGAGTAGGTTTTTTAATAGTGGTCTTAGGTTTATCCATTACTTATGAATAGCTGGATGTAAGGGAGTAAAGATTTGGACAGGGTTTGAAGTGGGGGTAGCACTATTATTTATTGGCACTGGGACAGAGACTGGGACAATGTTACCTGCCATCATTGCACCATTTTCTAAATCTTTTTGTTGTTGTGCACCTGTTTTTATTTTATTGCTATAATCTGTGACATTACTTACTGTTGGAGGAGGTGTGGGAGCACTTTTTATAGTAACACCCTTAAATGCCTCACCTAATTTTCTAAGTAAGCTTTCTAGATTATCAAGTAAATTTCCTTTTTCTGGTTTCGGTTGCGTATCATCTTTTATTTCTAACTCTGAATCTGAGTCCTCTTTAGACGGTTTTACTGTAGGCTCAACGATAGGTTTTGGCATAATAGTAGGTTGGAAACCACTTGGATCTCCAAATGCTTTTTTCAATGCGTCATAGAATTTGGTGCTCTTTGTGCCAAATCCATCTGAAGATACCTTACCTGTCTCTAACCATTTCAATGCAGCATTCCACCCTGTGTTGTGTGCATATCCCAAGATTGCCATCTGATCTAACTTAGGTTGATTAATAAACGCTTTATAAGGAGCTAAGTATGACATATTCGCAGCAGTATATCCTGCAAATAGATTCTCCTGTAGTTGTGGACTCCTTCTGAAAAACAGTCTCGTTACAGGATTATGACCAGGATCTTCAATACCAAACAACCTTGCACCATCAGACTTTGCCATGGCACCCATTTGATATCTACCATCATAATGATCATTACTGCCACCTTTTGCAAGGTAATTATTACCAGACTCAATGGCACCTATTGTATTTCTATAGGTATCCCATACGCCTGGATCTATACCTAACTTTGCTTTTACAAAGTCATATGGGACTTTTACATTACCACCTTCAGCTTTCTCTTCTGGTTTATCTCCTGATTCTAGTTTTGCTACTGCTTTTTTAAGGACAGCTATCATACCTGTTGCAAAGAAAGCTAATGACTTTCTAATAGCAAATCTAAATATTCCACCTACAGCAAATTCTTCTGGTTTTGCTACATTTGGTTTCTGTATTACGACCTTAGGTGCTACTAAGTTTTCATCTGCATTTCCTGTAATAACCTCAGCATTGAAAAACTTTCCAACATATTTTCCACCCTTAGCAAACTGCTCAAAATCTGGTTTTTTCTCTGATCCTTTTGCATTTGCTACCTGATCTAGATCTATGCCTTCGCCAGGATCCCTACGTCTTATGACATCCCATGCAAATCCTATAGGATTTATAGTGAATGCAACAATATTCTTAATTAGATTGAATGTAAATGATAGTGTCTTAAATATTAATTTAATACCTGTGCCCAATACGAGACCCACAAACTTCATGATAGGAGTAAATGCCTTCAAGACAGTGCTAATAATATTACCCAATGCACTGAAGAATGTGCCAAGTAACTCTTTCATTGGCTCAATTACTGGCATAAGTGGTGCTAAGAATATCTCCTTCATCATGCCAAATGCTCGTGCCATAGGCTCAAAGATAGGTTGGACAATAGGTCCTATCTTACTACCAATGAATCCACCTAAGAAATCACCAATAGCAGCACCTATCATAGGACCGAAAGGACCTAAGAATGGTAACAATGCTCCACCTGCTGCTGCTCCTGCTATACCACCAACTGCCTTTCCTACACCTGCTCCTACTGCTGTGCCTGCTGCTTCTCCTTCTTGATCTCCTGCTAATGCTCTTGATATTCCACCTATTGCAGATGTAGCACCTGCTAACATCGTAGCACCACCGCCAGGTATCCTTCCTTTAATTCCTTTGAATGCGTTACCCATACGTCTGGTAGCACCCATTCTCATACCACCAATCTTTGTGGTTGGTCTAACTCTATTCTCAAATGATTTTATACCGCCAGGTTGTTTCCTAGCAGACTTACGCATCGTATTATACTCTTGCTTTGTATAGAAACGACCAGTCTGTTTATCATAATATCCACTTTTTACTCTCTGTGATGCTTGATTAGCACCATCTTCAGCTGTCTTAGCATCTTGGAAAATACTTGTTAACGCACGTACATCACCAAACAACTTCCATGGCATAAGAATGTATTGTGCACTTTTAAGAGCTGCAAGACCAACTAGGAATTGCAAACCACCTGTAAAGAATCTGAATACTCTCTGTATCTTATTTTCACCAGGCACGCCAGTCCCAAACATGTTAACCATGCCATTAAAGACCTTACCTATACCAAAACTAGCAATCTTATATGTAAACTTTACTAGTGATGCAACTACTCTGAATACAGTTTTGATTGCCTCTCCATTCTTCGCCATCCATGAGTAACCACCAAATATGGCAAATGCCCCAAATAGACTACCAAAGAAACCTGCAATCCTTGCAAGCATCTTCTGGAAAGGAGCTAATATTTCTTTACCTCTTTTCTCTTGTATCTTTTTCTTTTCCTCAGCAAGTTTCTTTGCTAGTTTTGCAGAGTCTTCACGTTTCTGTTTAAACTTTGCTCTTCTTTCTTGCACTAAGTATCGAGCTGCGAGAAACTTCTTTTCTTTATCTTTCGCTATTTCGTATGCCTTATCTCTTTCTTTAGTTTCAATTATAAAACTCTTTTGAAAGTCAATTAATTGAAAGGTTGACTCAAATGATTTACCAATACTAGTGGTCGTCCGTCCGAGTCTGTTCACACTCATTCTAAGCCCATTCATGTTGCGACCTACAGAGGTCGTGGACTTAAACGCTTTAACTTTTACGAATGACCTAATTGCACTCATTAAAGATTTACTCGATTTCTGTTATTCTCTGCTGCACGTCGTCTTTCTTCCTCTTGAAGATAACCTAGTAACAAATTAACGTAAACATCTCTTTCCCATGGGATCATATTCTCTAACTCGGTCAAAGAATACTTATGATGTTGCATTAACGCAAAATTCGTCTTATAAAGATTCTCTAGAGAATCGTGCAACAGGGCTATGCGAAAAAAGCTGCTAATCCCTCAAATGTTATATCATTATCTTTTTTGGTTTTAGGGTTTCGCACAGTCATAGTGTATGTAAGTTTTGGAATAGTCTCGAAGAATGTCTGGATTTTAGCGAATTGGTCTGAATTTAGACTCTCGAGAAAATCAACTGCTTCCTTCTTAGTGAAACTATCATAAACTTCATCACCATCAAAAGCTTGGGCAATACAACCCGCTGCTAATTGAAAAACATCATCAATAGTCTGATCTCCTTCAGTCATGTTTTGCTGAACAAAGATGTCAAGTGAAGGATACTTCATAAGGACACCTACATCATCAGTAAACATAATCTTAGGATCATGCTCTTCAGGTACTTCAAGCTCGACTTGATCAAGTGGGACTTTTACATCTACTTGTGTTTTTTCATCGTCTGGGCAGGTTACCTTGAATTCACTGACCTCGCCGACCGCCTTTGAGCGGATCTTGAGGAAAACATACTCAATTTCAAAAGTCGCAAGTTTTTCAACGTCCTTCTCTGAAAGTGATGTACAGTTTTTGATAATTGTCTTGACTGCTTTAACCATCTCCTTCTCATTCTTCGATTCCATTGCGAGGTAGAGGAGTTTCTCTTCCTTAACAAGGAATGGGCGGTAAGATAATTTCTTACCTGTAAGAGGGATCGTAAGGTCATGCTCAGGTAATGCAAGTTTGGGTAAAGGCATAATATACTCAAATTGTAACTATATTTAGAGACCAATCCCGATAAAATTCTCGAGGCTGGAGTCTATGCTAAGAGAAGATAGCACTTCATTATTATCCATTGGGATAGTGATATCTTTAAGTGACCCCTTAAACATCTTAGCATTGTTAGGGGTGTCCATACGGTATCTTTCGTAATAGAAAGAAACATCTAACTTAATTAGATCAGTAGGTCCATTATTTAGCGTGATTGCAGACATGTCAAATGGGAATGCCCCATACATTGTCCAACATGATGATACACCATTAAAACGTCTTGTAACTTCTTTCTCAGGTGTAATTCCTTGTTTTCCCATGTAATTAGATGCTAATTCCCACTTAATCAACCGCATTGTAGTCGTATATTGATCATACATACCAACTCTATTCTCTGAGTCAGATGCTGTGAAATTCATCCATCTTT